CTAAAATCGGAGACAATTTGAAAAACGTCAACGTCCAGTTGTTAAAAAATTTCACAACTGCCAAAGACCGGGAAGACCGGTATTGACATTTGCTACAAAAAGTAACTGAGCGTAATATTGCATAAGCACAATATAGCGTTTTATCAAACCGTTTCCGATCTAAAACTTATATAGAGATATAAGACTCGACATCGACCATCGAGTTTTATTTCGTGTTATTTTGAAATTAATCATCTGAATAACACACCAGGATTTTGAGAGGTTTACTCCACATATTTTATAAGTAAAATATTAAAAACTATACTGCCACTGGTAACGAATCATAAATATACATCGTTGGAACATTCAAGAAAAAGACTAAAGAAAAGTCCGTTCCTACAGATGCATAAATATCTACAAAGTTTCTATTGTTATTACTAGTGGTAAGACTGGACACAGTCGTAATAGTGAATGAATCAATATCAGAGTAATCTTCACTCTGTCCATCCGTTCTAACTGCAGGATCATTTGATAGAAATTTAAATTTGCTATACATAGGGATCGACACCATTTCGCCAGCTTGGGATTTTTGATTAACTAAAGATAAACCTGGTAATCCAATAGATTGTGAAGTAGTATCACAAAATCTTCTAACAAAATCACCTCTACCACTATAAGGCACATCTTCTGAAACAGTAACAAATGAAGTTCTACTTTCAGACACCCTAGATACGGATACTGATGTTACTGCATCAGGATTAAGTGGATTGACAGTATAATGATAAGATCCTCGTGATCCCACAAAACACGGTGAAAACCATGTGGCATATGTCCAATTTGACCAATTATAAGGTGCAGATACAGTAGATACCAATCCTATTGCGGTGTCGTAACCATCGGGATCATAGCCGGGATATTGTGGAGATCTACCTAACAACGCTCTAGCCGTCATAATAGCATCTGTAATTGTTGTAGTCGCACATGCATATCGCTTATATGCTGCATCACGTCTCATCAACTGTCTCAAGGATACGCAAGATTCACCCATATAAACCAAGTTTATGTTAGGATCTGGAACAGATGGTTTCAAACCAATCTCATAATCAACAATATCTACATCAAATTGAGTACCACTTTGAGGTGCATAAGGTGATATCTTATTAGATAATTGCACCGGTTCTGCAAATTCTAAATTGTCACAACCAGCAACAAAAACTAACATAATAATATCAGCAGATGCAACAGGTGATGTCTGTTCATTTAATACTCTAACCGTTAATGTACCATTCAATGATGTACCAAGCCCAAAAATTGATGTACCACTTTGACCATAATATTTAGTCATACCTGCGACATCAAGATATGCAGTAGGTTGAGTATAAGGTACACAAATATCCACCTCAGTCTCCATGGATATATCTACAATTTTTGTATACGTTTCAGTTGAATAATCCCCAGATACACCTATTGCACCAATAGGATCCCAATTTATCTGTACTCTTCGTCTATGATATGCTGAACATATAAATTTGAATTTAAAACGAATATCCCCACGCCAATACTTAAAACACTGAGCTACATGTGCCATTGGTGTAGCATAAATAGCAGTGGCAGAAGCCAAACTCGTATCTACTTCAACTAAAATTGGTGAAGGTTTACAATAAAATAATGAAGTTTCAGCTGCATCAGAAGCTGCCCAGATTGATTTGAATAAGAAAGATTCTCTTGTTACAAAGGATTTAATAGTTAATTCATCATTAACGTTCGCACCACAAATTTTGGCATCTATTGATAATTCATTTTTTGCATCTAATGTTAACTTTTCCACAGGTGTGCCTATATCAGTTGAGGCTAGGTTAGGGAAAGGTTTAGATCTAAACGCATGCACATCATCTATAACTGGTACATTAGTATATCCAAAAAGAGATGCTATATCAGCAACAGCACCAGCGGCATAAGAGGTTGCAGTAGCAAAAGGACCAATAATTGGTAAGGAAGACAACATACTAGCTGATCTTGCT